TGGTGGACTACAGATTACCAACTGTGATTGGTTCACAGTGACAACCAAAGACAGACTGAACGCACTACCTTCTGTGCACATACAACAGCGAAATTGGGATTGGTTTCTCAACGGTGAAGAGTGGAATGGTGCATGGATAACTGTTATCTTAGGCACGAGTCCAACTGTTGTAGACGAATCAAAGGAGGAGATAGAGTGAGCAAGCATTTCCCACCATGGCATAGAGTCATAGTTGAACATTCAATAACAGGTGAGTTGTTAGACAAACCTACAGTTACCTACATCAAGGCGAGAGATTTTGATGAGTGGTGTGATGAAATGAAAGAACAGGGGTATGCTTTGCAGGACATGGGTGTATACGAAACCCTAGTCCATGCACCCCACAGCACTGAGGTCTTGTGTTATCCATTATGGAAACTCATAGAGCAAGATGCTGAGTATATAAAGCAACAGAATATAGGAGAGTGATTGATATGAAGAGTAAGAAATTAGTAACCAAAGGAGTAATGCGTGAATTGATTAACAAATTTTGTGAGGTTCATGTAGATGGAGAGCGTGACTACATCGGCCCGAATGCGGGTGATGCACCATTCTTTGAAGGTCTATACAAGCGTGAGGATATCCCTGAGACTTTGTATGTAGAGGCTGCTGAAAGATTCTACAAATACAGAAAGACACAGATACCACAACTGATGGAGTGGTGTGGTATACCTTCCCATGTAGATGTTGATTCATTCCTCAAGGACATGACTGCTATCGGTGTCAAGGCTAAAGCCAAAGCAGCAGCACAAAGCAAACTAAGGAGAGCGTTCAAGTCTTTGTTCAAGGATGGCAAGAAAGCAACCACAGCCATGGATGCTATGACCTTTGATGAAGAAGTCATGAAGATGTGCCTTGAGTATATGCAAGAGCACTGTTCAGGAGATACTATCTCACAGCCGGATGAGTTGAATGCACTGTATCAAGAAACACTTGCTTCATACATGACTCAACAAGCATCTTTGCGTGAGCGCATGACAGTCAAGGCTGAAGTCTACGAGGATGTATGGTATGGTAAGAATGATTCAGCAAGGCGGTGGCCTAAGAAGTCACGAAGAGTATCACTTCGTTTCCCTAGGCATAATGCTGTCAAAGATGAATTGAAGTCCTCGCTTGGCTTCCCTGCTATCAAGTGGAACGGAGAGTTTTGGTCACTCACTTACACACCTGAGACACTAACCAATGCTGCCACCATCTTCGAGAAGCATGGTTTCCATGCTGAGCAGATAACAGCGCTTGCTGCTAAAGCACCAAAGCCTGACACATCCAAGGCGGTCACTGACCCTGCTGTGTCTGCTACTATCGAGGCTGATGTTCTTGTCCTCAAGTGGCCGTGGCTCAAAGACGCTGACCTACGACAGAAGGTTATGAGTATCGTCAAAGGAGTCATGGGTCGCAAGTGGGATGCTTCTCGCAAGGCGTGGAAAGTCCCTGTATCTCAAGCAGCATTCCTTACTCGTAGACTAGATGGAATCTATCAACCATTGTCCGACGCTATCGCTTCTATAGATGGAATGGGTGCAGTGGTAGAGTCACAGGCTGAGCGTATTGCACTATCGTCTGCTGCTGCTTTGACTGACCAAGCGAAGATAGATGAAATGAAAGCGAGACTATCCGAACAATTCCCCGAGGGTAGAGAGTTGTATCCTTTCCAATATGTCGGTGTTCGCTTCTGTGAGTTAGCCGGTGGTCGTGCTTTGATTGGAGACGACATGGGTGTGGGTAAGACTATCCAAGCCCTGTCGTATGCAGCACTACATCCTGAGAATCATCCTGTCCTAGTAGTTGCTCCTGCCAATGTCAAATACAATTGGGTCAAGGAGTTTACCACATGGTTACCTAACCTCACAGTTGAGGCTGTCAAGAATGGCAAGTCCGAGATACCACAGACTGATGTTGTAGTCATCAACTATGACCTCATGAAGAAACAACAACTTGCACTTGAAGAGCGTGGCTTCAACATAGTCATCTTTGATGAGTCACACTATCTCAAGAACAGTAAGGCTCAGCGCACACAAGCATCACTTTCTGTGGCTAACACAAGCAAGGACATCATCTGTTTGTCCGGCACTGCTATTACCAACAGACCTATTGAATTCTTTACTACACTCAACCTACTCAGGCCAACTGAGTTTGGTAACTTCTTTGCCTATGCTAAGCAATACTGTAATGCTTCACACAATGGTTGGGGTTGGGATTTCAATGGTTCATCTAACGAAGGTGAGTTACATGAGAGAACAAGAGCCTTCACTATTCGTAGGCTCAAGAAAGAAGTCATGGAAGAATTGCCTGACAAGATTAGACAAATCGTAGATGTCATACCTACACCAAAGGAGATGAAAGAATACAAAAACGCTCAGGCTACATGGTTGAATCAGTATGCCATGCACAAAGAACACGGTAGTGTTCCTGCGGGCTTTGTCTTGAATATGCTTACTGAATTACGCCACCACTGTGGTATCCTAAAGATATCAGCCACTGCTGATTGGGTTCGTGAATACAGAAATGTCACAGGCAAACCAACCATTGTCTTTGCACACCACAAAGATGTAGTTGAAGGATTGGTTGATGAGTTGAAGGGTGAGTGTAATGTTGGATTGATTACAGGTAGTGTATCAGCAGACAAGAGACAAGAGAGAGTAGATGCGTTTCAGCGTGGTGACATTGATGTTATGATTTGTTCCACAGTAGCAGCCAAAGAAGGACTCACACTCACTAAGGCAGACACAGTTGTGTTCATCGAAAGAGAGTGGTCACCTGCGTGGGAGGAGCAAGCGGAAGATAGAGTCAATCGTATCGGCCAAGATGCGGAGACTGTTCACGCTGTGTATCTATCTGTCAAGGGCACTATTGATGAGAAATTCAACTCGGTAGTCGAAGAGAAGCGTGAGGTCATACAATCTGTGCTTGATGGTGGAGACATCAATGAGCGAAAGGGTATGGCTAATGCACTACTGAAAGCCATGGTAGCAGCAGGTGATATACCTGAGACTGTAGTGAGAGACTTAGGACTTTGAGGTTTAGTATATAAAGCAGAATTAGAAATATGGAGTGAAGAAAAATGGAAACGAAAATGATTGTTAAACACATAGCGTTTGAAAGAGAGAATGAACAATATGATGCTGCGAGTATCACTGTAGATGATACAGCATCCATCAAGGAGAACCTAGCGTTTGCATACAGGTGGACTCAGAACATACACGATAGTTGGTCTAAGAACATGGAGCATGACGGACATGAGCGAGTCACTTGTTTAGTAGACCTCACAGGTAGACTAGGCTTGCGCTCTACATCTGTTGGAGATACTATTACCATGATACATGAGAGTGGATTCACACAAGTGTATCGAGTAGAGAATGTTGGATTTGAATTGATAGAGGAAGGTGAAGAAGAATGAGGTATTCAGCATCATGTATTTGTGGATATGAAACGCCACTTGTTGACGACAAAGATGACATTGATTATGATTTGCTACACGCTCACCAAGAGTTTTGCGAGGCGGCGAAGGAATATATGATTAACGCATTAGTTGATGATGATATAGCATCTATTAGACGCTCGCTCGCTATGGGTGATGAATCATTCCTTGATGCAGTATTGAGAGGTGATGGTTGGATTCCATATAATCAATTGACTGATGAACAATTACAGAAAGAGTATGAAGAAAGAGATTTGGATGGTGATGAACAATGATACCCGTTAGATACAAACAAGCAGAACACTTACTCGGAAGAGTGGTGTATGTAATGAATTCAAATGTAGAGGACACTCGCTGTCACAAGTGTGACCATGAGTGGAATGGTGCAAACTTAGTATGCACTGAGGTATGTAGAGACTGCCAAATGGATGCAGTCACTGAATCGTTTACTAACATGAATGATGTCATGGAATTCCTTGAATCAGAACGGTTAGTATATAAAGCAACATTGAAATGAAGGAGTGATAGAAATGACTTGGAGTAAAGCAGAAAAGAAAGAATACATGAAACAGAAGAAGGCTGCCAATAAGGTAGCATGGTATGAGAACCTAAAGGCGGGCATGGAATCAAACAATGTTCCATGGCGCAAGCAGTGGAAAGGCGGTTCAGTCATGCCTATGAATGTCGTGAGTAAGAAACACTACAAAGGTGGTAACATAGTATCACTATGGTTTTGGGCTATGGGTAATGGTTACACTGATATGAGATTCGGCACACGCAACCAACTGAAGAAGTTAGGTATGAGTATCAAGGGATTGAAGAATGGCGAAGGTTGTTTGGTTAAGTTTTTCAAACAATCCACCTACACCACTAAGGACAAAAAGACTGACGAAGAAGTTACACGCACAGGCTACATCACTAATTGGTGGGAGGTCTTTTGCGTGGAACAATGCGAGGACTACGAAGCACCTAAGACCTCGCCTGAAACCATGATAGTCACTTCCCAATCGGATATGATGAAACACTTTAACGCATTCGTAGAGACTCAAGGTATTGACCTGAAAAGGCAGGGCAATCAAGCGTTCTATAGATTAAGTGGCGACCTGATTCAACTACCAAAGACCGAGGACTTTGAGACTCCTTTGGCTGAAGTTGCTACATCTATGCATGAGGCTATCCACAGCACAGGTCATCCAAAGAGGTGTGAGCGCAACCTAGCCAATAAGTTTGGTAGTGCTGAGTATGCCTTCGAGGAATTAGTTGCTGAATTAGGTTCACTTATCCTCACCCTATCACTAGGCGGTGAGTTTAATCCTCATGAGTTACAGGAAGAGCACGCTAACTCTCAAGCATACCTGAAACATTGGTTGAAGGCTTGTGATGAGCAAGACAGCGCACTTGATAGAGCGTTCAGTCAAGCACAGGCAGCAGCAGACTTCGTTCTTGCTAACTGTTCCATACTTGAAGAGGTGATAGCATGATTAACACAGACAAATACGAAGGACACACACCTGCGCCTTGGACTTACAACAATATAGAAGGGCGAGAAATATGGAAGTGCCTTTACAATGGTGAGAGTTTTACTGACCCCTCCACTCACTTATACTACGGCAGACCGGGCTACGAAGAAGTGCCGATTGCTACTATGGCTTCGTTACCGGAGGGTGAAGATTTCCCCGATGAAGAATTCACAACAATGATGGCTAACAAAATACTGATGGCAGACGCACCACTTCTCCTTGAGGAAGTCAAGCGGTTGACTGAGACACTTGAACTAATTGGAAAGAACATACCGTTTGACCCTTGGTTACATACCCTCATTAAAGAAGTAATAGGCTACGAGAAGGTGATTGAATGAGTAAAGAATTACACATAGGACTGTGCAAAGCAAGGCATGACATATTGACTAACGATGGTGAAGAGGTAACCGAGTTCTTCTTTGAGAAGATAGTAAACCCTCATGATTATCTACACATAGAAAAAACAGCATGGGATAAGATAATAGATATCGCTCCCAATTTTGATACAGTTTACATCTATGTTACAGGTTTAACTATGGCTTTAACGAGTGTGTTGAAAATGTTTAGATTAACTTGGGATGAGTTTGAAACCATTGAGTTAATGCATTATGATAGAGAAACAAACACATACAAAGCCCAATTATGGAAATGACTTTAGACTTAGTATATAAAGCAGCAATTTATTAGATGGTGATAAAATGAGTAAAGGATTAGCAATACAATTAGCGAAAGCAAGAAAGAGAATAAAAGAATTAGAAGAAGAGAATGAACAACTAAGGAGTGATAACAATGAATGAACAGATTATACAGACAAGACATGGAGAGGCAGTGCCTTTCTGTAGGATAGAACATAGAGACGGAACACTAGAAATCGTATTGGAGTTGATTAATCAATGATTTGGGTTATCACATTGATAGGAATATTTGCATTACTGTATTGGTTAGGAGGTTTTCTAATGCCGGAGTTCAAACCTATAGAACAGGAATTAATTGCATGGAGTGATGATGAATGATTGACACAGACGAATTGATTGACTTTGATAAGGCTTTCAAAGAATACCCTGTGTCTGATTATTGGCCGCAAACGAAGCGAATACAAGCACTTGGGATGAAGATACTCAAAGAATACAAACGGTTGCATGGTTTTCTTAGTTGGGCTGAAGAGACTCATCCTGCTTATCTAAATAATCTAAAACTAGGCTACAAAAAACATAAGGAGGGAACTAAATGAAAACACACATAGTAACAATAGGACAGCACAAATACTTGAAGGTAGAATACATAGGTAAGCCTCGAGGTAGAGGTAATTTATATCAAGTGACAGAATCATTCAGGTGTAATGAAGTGAAGGTAGGCGACCTATTAGAGCAAACTAAGGTAGGGTTGGTAGCGTTCTCAGACATAGATGCTACACGACCACGATACAGGATACCATCGCATTCAACAGTATGGAGTGAGGAAGAGTGAAACTCAAGTGTGTTAAGTGTAACAAAGACAAAGGTGTAGACATACATCCTATCTACAAGATATGTGATGACTGTTGGCGCTCGACAACCAAGAACCCATTTAGCAGAATAGAATGAAGTTAGTATATAAAGCAGCAATAAAAAGAAAGAATGAAGGAGAAGTGATAATATGGAATATATGGAATTAGCAGAATTGAATAGTTCAGATAGGATAAAGAGCATCAAATCGCAGAAGGCAAGAGCGTTGTTTACACATCGCTCAGCCCATGAGATGTATGCAATACCCAAAGACTGGAATCCACTAAAAATGGCATTGGTCAATATCAGCGACAATGTGTTACAGGTAGTATCAGCAGGGAATCACATGGGTTACCCATGTTTCTTGCGGGCTTGCCCTGAGACTCCACGCCACGGTGTGATTGAGTCTATCAAGTGTGATGATGAAGAAGATTTGATATCGAAGTTTGAATACTTGAGTGGCGTTATGAAAGAGCATGACCCTGATGGGTGCATGATTCTTATGCCATTCGTGGATGCAGCAGCGTCTTGTGTTATGGCGCTCTCACATCCTGAAGTAGATGCAGATGGGTTGACTATAATGATACCCGATGAGGAGACAGGTATGGATAAACCAAAGATGTTCCAAGGTTACAATATCATGGGCGTAGGTCATGATGGTATTACAGCCGGACATGGTTTCAATCTAGCATTTCCTCTTCGTGTAGAAGAATATAGTAAAGACAACATGATTATGAATTCACTATCTTATGCACCTACTCACCACGAACTTGAGTTTGTTTTCACACAACTACAAGACCACCGTGACCGTGGTGTTTTGGATTTACCAAAGATGAGCCACAGACTCACACAGATTCGTGGTGCTCCTTCACATACTCCTGTCAACCCACCACCTGAAGGTGTAGATACTATCGGTATGATTCCACAGGGTGAGTTGATTGTCAAAGACTTCGTTGTGATGAGTGGTCTTGAAGAAGTTGCATGGCTTGAAGAGAACATTACTCCCGAGAAATGTCCTGATGGTTTCATGGTAGTCGAGCCGAGTGGTTCTCGACTCTCACACATCTACGCTCACTGTCGTGGTGTAGGTGTTGCTTATGCTATCACTCCTTCTGTCACTGTAGGTGACCGTTGGGTTGAGGCTTCAGCCGGATGGGTTGTCATGGATAATGACAACAAATTTGAGCCTAAGCCGTATGCTCCTTATGCTTACCTTGATGACTTCAGGCGTGGTCTTGATGATGGTAATACATACTGGCGTAAGCAACAGGGATGGTTCTCTACTTTCTTCCATCAGTGGGTTAGCCTACCGATGAGCAAACCACAACATGTAGCATACCTAGCAGGTATGTTCTGTGCTTGGTTACCCAAGGCTATGCTTGCGCTTGGTCTTGGTGAGATGAGACACGCTCGTAGTCTTAAGTCAAATGCTAACGCTGAACTGTTCGCTACTATGACTGCCTGTGTTGGTAGTAATGTGTGGAAGAAAATCACTAACACTCCATACCTAGACTCTACTCGTGGTCACTACTATGCTGCTATCTCTCACATCAAGGTTGACTGGGGCGACACAGCAAAGTTACTTCGCTTCTTAGACAAACACTTCCAAGCAGGTTGGTCATCATCATACGGTGGTGCTAAGTGGGGTGAGTCCATGCAGAAGGGCGCTGAAGTGTGTGATGCACTACAAGCATTCACTGACAATGCTAACGAAGATACACTTGCCAATCTTGTCAAGGTTGTCAATGTAGCCGAGAATGCTGTGCACAATGGCGGCCACCTATTCAACAAGTGGTTGAGCAAGTATGCCTTCGATGTAGGCACAGAAGGTTTCAATCCTCGTAGAGACATGAACAGTATGTCATCAGTATTTCAAATGGCTCGTGAGTTCTTAGACAATGACTCAAGAGATACCATGGAAGCAGCCTCTTCACCTGAAAACAATTGGAGTGAGATACTTGACTTTGTGCTAACCAAGACTCCTTCGTATTGGCGCAAGAACCCTATCGCTACAAGCACTAAGGTTCATGAGTCACTAAGAAAAGTTATGGAGATTCTACCTGTTGGTTGGAGACACGGTGACCGAGGCTCACACAACTCCCCAATGAACAAGGACTTCATCATGTGTGGCGTGGCTTCTTGTTCGATGTGTGCTAAGCACATTGAGTGGGCTACCGAGAACCCAACAGCACTAACACAATCACAACTCATTAAGATGAAGTCATTGTTTGATGACTACAATGCAAACTTAATGATTGCACCACCACCTGTTGATGTATGGTTGGTAGGTTCGATACAAGAGACAAGAGCGAGTGTCAAAGAACAGATTGCTCTTATCAAAGCAAAAGAGTTCTTCCCCACAGCACAGGAGTTCATACAACTGTATGAGGCAATTGACCCATCAGACCCTGATACTCCTGAGATGACTGCGGTGTTGAGCAAGTATCTTGCTAAGCAAGACAACATTGAGGACTACCTCAAACAAATAAAAGGAGATGAAAAAGATGAACAATAATTGGATGAATGGATTTGGAAGTAAAGCAAACTGTCACACAGGCAACCCTGTTGTGTTTACAGTAGACGGAGTAGCAATACATGCAGGTGGTCACACTCGTAACGGTGGTTACCATGTCATGTCACCTGCGCCTGACCTCGCTATCGGCCCTGCTCAAGTGATGGATAGAAGTTCTAATCGAACAGTTGCGCCTGATGGTTTTACTTGTGGCAACCATGTTGATGGGGCATCTAGTCACATCATTAGTATTGACTGGCCTGACTTCAGCATCCCACAGGATGTTGGTCGTGAGTTTTGGGTTGCCCTTGTTGACGACATCAAGCGTCTCGGTATCAAGACTGTATCCACACAGTGTGTCGGTGGTCATGGTAGGACAGGTGTTCAGTTGTGTATCCTTGGTTACCTCATGGGTGATGCTGAGTGTCTCAAGCAACCTGATGCTGCTTCTCTCATTGAGTATGTTCGTAGCATCTACTGTCACCATGCTGTCGAGGGTAAGTCACAACAACAGTATGTTGCTGACATTCTTGGTATACCTATGGGTAAGTCACTATTCCAATCATTCAGTGGAGGTAACAAGTTCAACTTTGTAGAGGACAAACCCAAGCCCAAGAACGCACCTAAGATTTACTTCGAGGAGGATGACTGGGATGATGAGCAAGGCTTTCCTGACAGTTGGGATGTATATTCTTGTCCTGACTGCGGCCATTATGAGTGGCTTCATGCTGATGATTCTAAGTTGAAGAAAGACTTTCACTGCGACAGTTGTGGTTGCCCTGACATGATGTTGGCTACAGATGGATTATACAACATGACAGATATATGTCCTAAGTGTGACAATACCATATCTACCTTCGCTGAAATGAAAGATGGTGTGTGTCTATGTTGTTACACAGAAGATAACAGGAAAGCCAAAGTTCAAGATGATAAGATTCAATGTCGTAAGTGTAAGAAGTTTGTGCTTCCTGAGTTCATTGACATGGATACACAGATGTATCACTGTCACGATTGCATTCGTAAGACACGCATCAAAGCGGAAGAGAGGAAGAAGAAAGGCAAGAACAAAGCCAAGAACTACCCTGCTAAGAAGAAGAAAAGCAAGAAGCAAAGCAAGCAAGAAATCATGCAAAGACAAGCAGATGATATACAGTCTATACTAGATGAATGGAGATAAGTTTAGTATATAAAGAAACAAAACAAAAAAAGGAGTGAGAAATATGGAAGAATTTGGTAAACCAAGATTACAAGTAAGAACGCAGTTTGATACAAACAGAATACACATACAGGGTGTAGGTCAGCCTAATGTCAATCGCAAGTATGGTGTTGCTTTAGAACTTAGAGCGCCACCTGCTTTGACTGAATGGTTGAGTGAACAAGAGCCTACACTGGCAAGTCCGGCAAGTGGGTCTATCCTCTATGCACCTTTGTCTGTGATTAACTATGTAGAACATGATGAGGTTATGCAACTACTGATTGAGGGTAGTGAACTTAATCATCCGAAAGGCGCTATGTTAGATGTGAAAGATGATTCACTTGCTGTCAAGACATTACTTGACTTTGTTAGGTCTACAGCGTCAGGTTTGACAATACAAAGCGGTGAAGTCTATTCTACTAAAGAAGAGGAAGAGTGATTACTGTGATAGCAGACGAGTTGAAGATATACCCACAGATGAATGCGAGAGTAGAGAAACTGATAGCAAGTATGAAATTAGATTCTATAGAGTCTATCAATGGTCAAATCATAGGGGATAGTTTTCACTTACCATTACCTACGATAGTTAGTAACTACATTAGTATACGAAGGGATGCCTTGTCTACTGCTTCATGTAGGGCTGAGGATACTCTAGGTTTACACCTTACATGGGTGCATTATCACATGGATATGATGAAACAAACCGAGTTAGTAGATACCATCGCATGGGAAATGTTGTATAACAGACTATCAACAAAATACGCTACTTCAGTAGAAGAAATTAATTGTCTACACATGGCTATATCAGGTGACCCTGCTAAGCCGTATGTTCGTGTAGCAGGAGTCAAACCGATGCACATAGATGAGAAAACTACACCTGAGTTTGTAGCGTATGCCAACAGATATGCAGAAGCGTATGACTGGGATTTAGCAGAACTATACCCACCTGCGTTGGCACTATCGTTTGAAGAGGTGTCTATGTTTGACGACATGATTAAGCATGTGTTTGGTGGTGATACTATGTCTTTCTTTGATGTAGCAAATCAGCCTACGGGAGATGATGTATCACTCGCATGAAACCATGATAGTCTCTTGATTCAGGAGCGCCTGAATCTTTAGTATATAAAGCAGCATTGATAGAGGTAATTATGATGAAAGAGAATATCAAAACCCCTTTGCTCGCTAAGTATGCATTACTCAAAGCACAACTGAAGCATGTGTTGGATGAATATGAATTCAAGATATGTGATGTGTGTTGGCTACCACACGATGAGGAGGGATGTATTGTCTGTCCTCGCTGCGAAGGGTGTGGTGAAACAGTCGAGCAGGTCTACAATGCTCCTAACGGAGATGAGTGGTGTAAGGGCTGTATGGAATCTATGCATCGCATAGATGACCTCATGAGAGAATACAACCAAAGCCGATAGTTTAGTATATAAAGCAGCAATAACAATAAAGAATGAAAGGAGAGAAACAAAATGAAGAAAGAAATAGAATACATTGGTCGTAGCAAAATTGCTATACCAACAGAAAAGAATGACGGAGAAATATTGATGATGCAATCGTATGGCTCATACTATACTTGGCGTGGTCAAACCAACTACTACAACTTGTATCACGAGAGAAAGCCTAGAAACTTCCTTGGCTTCCATCACACACCAACAGGTGTGCTTTTGGGCTTCAGGGCTAGTCGTAGCGCCAACCCTATCATAGAGCAACTATACTCTAATGGTGACTTGAAGATAGCAGGTCAGTGGAAAGCGTTACCTGTAAATGAAGAATCTGACAGACACAAGTATCTTACCAAGATGCTTGAGTTCATGGATACGATAGACAGTGACCGCATGAATTGGAATGTAGTGTCTATGCACTTCAAAGATAAGTGGCTAGGTAATTATAGCAGTCTATACTTGTATGACGGTAATGGTTACTTCATCAAGAATGACCTAAGTTATTTCTTCGATGTAGGTGACATACTACAAGTTGGATTCAAGGACATGCCGAAAGACGGTGTATACAAATACGAAAGTGAGAAAATAAAACAGACAGAAAAAGAAAACAAAATGAAGGAGATGATAATATGAGTGGAGAATGGCAAGGTTGGCAAAATTGGGCTAGATACAAAGAAGCAGGTATAGTGGAGGATGCTGTAGATTTCAGCGAAGAAGCGATTATCGTAGACCACGCAGTGGGTAGGACAAAAAGTGCTATTGGCAAATGTTGGCCTATGGATGCTGCTGTAGCATACACATTGATGAAAGGTGGGCCTGATGCTGCGCTTACATGGCGTGACATGGTTAACACATACACTCGTGCTGCTGCTGTCATGATGACAGGCAAGGTTGGATATGGTGTAGTGCCTACTCCTGATACACCTTCTTGTGGTCATGATGAGGTAGAGGGTTACATCGTTCAACTTGGTGAGCCAAAGATATCAAGTCAAGGTGCTTTATTCCTAGCGTCATCGTATGGTTACAGAACACTCGGTCAATGGTTGGATGACCTTGACCCACTTCACTATGAAGCACATGACCTCGATGCTATCAAGAAGAAGTATGTAGGTATCAGGATGAGCAAGAATATGGACTTACCTGCTAGTATGTTAGTTACAGATGAGTGGTTCTCCGAGTTACTCGCCTTACTTGTTGATGCTTTCAACCGTGGTGATGATGAGTTTGATACTCCTAAAGTGTTGAAACCTCTAAAGATTTCAATGGGAAGCAACATGATAAAGTCAAGAAACAAGACCTACGGAGAATGTAAGTGGGAGGGTAGTGACAAAGTTTGCTTGCACCACGACAGACCTACATCCCGCATTTGGTCTATGATTAGAAAGGATGGTAAAGATGCAGGTATGTCCGGTTACCACACTGCGTGGTTTAGAACGCCATGTGGTAGCGGAGACAACTACAATCAATGGAACTTCAGTAGTGCTAAGATAACGCCAAAGAATGTGGTTGCATGGGATACTATGCGCCGTGGTATGGCTCAGGCTATCCCTGAAGATAGAGTCATTGAGCATATCCGTGAGTCGTTGACTCGTATGCTCAAGCGTAATGACAACATCGTATCAAAGACTGGTCGTGGTAAAAACTCTACTCACCGATGGTCAGACTGGGGTTGGCTCGCTGAAATGAGCGCTTATGTCAAGAACACAAGCAGCAAGAACCGTAAAGCAGGTGATGTCGAGAACGGTTGGGTATACACCAAAGTTCGTGCTCGCAAATCCTATGGTCACGAAATTGCTGACTTCGTATGGCGACCACAAGAACAAATCAAGGACTATGTTGTAGGTAGGCAAGAGCCTTCTGACTACTACACATCAGGTATCATGCAGAACCTGCGCTTCCCTACTAAGGAAGCGTGTAAGAAGTTCATGGAGACGATAGCGGAAGCACACATCGACGCAGGTGGTCACTATGCAAAGCGTGAGCACAGTGGTCTTGAGAAGAATGAAGCAGGTAAGTGGAGCATACGCTCTATTGAAATCAATATGACTATGCATGGTCGTATTGACCCTGATGATTACTTATCTCCTCAAGAAGTTGTCACTATGTGGCGACACGCTGCTCCTGCTGTCCTTGATGAACATAAGTCTAACTTCGAGAGAACTCCTCAATACACCGTCACACAAGCCCCAACTACTACTACCGAGGGAGTGACAAATGGTTGATGACAAGTTTCTGAATGAGTCACTAAAACCCTCGGCCATCACTCCTGATGGGTATTGGATGCTACCGGATGGTCACACCTGTGACCTCCGGCATGTTCAATTAGAACTTCCCGATGGGAGGGGTAAGGAGTGGGTTGTCGGAGTAGCACTATCAGCAGAAGGTGTCTACGATGTTTGCCCTGAGTGTAGGAAGAAGATGGATGATTCAATGATATTGATTATGGAGAATTACCATTACCTAGTTGCTCGATGTTGTGACAAACTACTATTGTATGAAAACCAAAAATTGAATGTAAGGAAGATGAGATAAATGACAGAAGAATTTGAACCGGAACTAAAAGTATGGGCTTTAGAACACTTTAACCAAATGGCTATACAAGCCGTGTGGCGACCCGAAGGCACAGGTTGTAGATACAGAAAGACCGATGAGCAAACGCTAACACTTGAGCAGCGACAAGACCATCCTGATGCTGAACTACAACATAATAGAATAACTGAACTGTTTGCATCGGTTAACATTGGTATGATAGATGATAACCCTATGATAACAAGTGCTGCTTTATCAGCAGAAGAAGCGTTTAGACAGGAGATGCAAGAGCGACAAGCGATAGCAGCCTCGTGGACTAATGAATGTGGAGAGCCGCTTTCATCATTACCACTTGAGTTAGCAGAACCTGTATACCTAGGTGAGAGAGAAGTCCTACTAGATGATGGAGAGACTGCTACAGTGGAGGACTGGGGTGTATCCGTTCCTTCCGTTGGTTGTGGAGATGGGTTTGTTGTAATGAATCCTGATGACTATAACTTACTAGCAGGTGATGCTTTGTTCATGAGATACAAGTCTGATGAAGATACATACTTAGTCGCCATGACTAGGCAAGAGATGTTCAATATGACCAAGACTGATGAGTTAGGTGTTCTTGTAGGTAGTGAATGCCCTGATACTGGTGTTAAAGTTCCACCTTGGATGTGGGGCACATACTGTAAGAGAGTCAAGGCTGAACATTACTTCTTGAAATCAATAGAGGGTGAGGAAGAATGAACAATCCCCTGATAGGCACTAAGTGGACTAACAAATACACTAAGAAACATGCAGTAGTAGTCTTTGAGCCTTCAATTGGTGTCTACGAATTAAAGTATCTTGACATGAAAGTTGAGAATCAAAACTGGAGTGCTCGTGACTTATACAGACATTGGGAGCGAGATGACTTTCCATTAGATGAGGAGGAGTAGACATGACAGAAGAAGTAGTATGGCAGTCAAGTAGTTTAGAAGCAAAGTGGAAGGATGGGCGTGGAGATGTCCGTCTTGCATCTGTAGACTTCTATGGTAAGAAATGGATTGACCTTCGTATACTTCGTGATGGTAAGCAGCACACAAGACATGGTGTGCGGTTGTCTATAGAACAGGCAAGGGAGATGTTACCTAGACTCGTAGAGGCTATCGAGAAAGCACAATCGGAAGAAGAGCAAGACGATAGAAGTTAGTATATAAAGCAGCAATAAATACTGCTATCATGGAATATGAAATATACATTATAACGATAGTAGACGAATACACTAGCATGCCATACATTGGCGAATTTATAGGTGAGTGACATGAATATATTTGTTTTACATGATAACCCTGTGATAGCAGCAAGACATTACTGTGACAAACATTCGCCTAAAATGGTAACTGAATTATTACAACAACTTGGCAGTGCAGTGATTCGTCATGGTGCTACACCTGACATGATGCCACTAACTAAGAAGGGAACGCCACTCAAAGGCGGTTACCATCATCACCCTTGCACTGTATGGTGTGGTGATTCAAGAGCCAACTTTGTATGGGCTGCTCTACACGCCATAGAGTTGTGTGAAGAATACACTCGTCGGTTTGGTAGAGTTCATTTCAGCGAGAAAGGTATACGCCACTTGGCTAAGATGGGTCACCTAATCCCTAACGGTGAACTTACTCCATTCGCTAGAGCGTTTGACAAAACAAACCCTGACCACGATGAGTGGTATGATGAAACTAAGTATACAGCAGTAGAAGCATACCGTCTTTACTACCACACTAAACGATTCGCTAATGGGCCACCACGATGGGATAGGTCACCTACACCACACTGGTGGGTAGCGCCTGAACTAGAGGTGACAGCGTGAGAGAATTCGAGCGTAGAACCTCCGATAAGAAGATGAGCAATCGTATGAAGGGGCATATAGAGGTTATCATGAATGACGGTAAGCCTCGTAATATATCACAAATACTTGATGCACTGTATGAGGGCAGAACAAGAAATAGACACATACCGACTAGACAAGAATTGATGTTTTTTTTGAATAAGAATTATTCAAAAGAGATGCGTTATGAAAGGCATCCGTTGTCGTTATCAATCTCAGACAGAACATACCCCACACCGTATTTTAGGAAAGTGATAAAATGAGAGTGAAAACATACCTACCGAAAGTGATACACATATCAGGCGACAAGCCTGACGAATACCTATGTGGGATAAAGAAAGACGGGTCTAGTTGGCACAATAGATGTCTCAATGATAAGTTTGCCAAGACACTCCCACTGTGTGATAGATGTTCGGAGTTAACAGATTTAGTATATAAAGCAGCAATAAAAAAGTGATAATATGAAATGGAATGATGGAACAGGAAAAGCGTTACAGAAGTTTGGAGCGCAACTAAGCAAAGAAGAAAAGAGCAGACATGAGGGTGCAGAAGATTACTTCGCAGACCCTCGTTTGTTTGTCATGGATATGGATTCAGGTGCAGCAGTGCTGATTGAGCCTAACCGTGAGAACGAAGATGGAAAGACAAAGGGTAGAGGTTATCGTAGATGTGCTCAAGTGCAGCAGCGTATACCTGCTAAGTTCCCTCAGAAGAAAGTGATGGGTCGCCTACTGAGTATGGCTATTCGTAACTTTGTTCCCAAGGATACAGACCCTAGCCACTACAGTGTAGTTGTAGAGAGAGCCATCAAAGACATAGCAGCAGCACTTACTGATGACACTAAGTGGAATGTAGAAGATGAGAAGCACGCTCCTGCTTTGAACAAAGCGATTAGTGAGTTGATGGATATGACTCTATCCACTCGTGCAGGAGACACACTCATCAATGTTACAATCACTCCGGTTGAAACTGCTATGATGGATACATCGGCTATCGTAAGGAACAAGCAAGAGGTGAATGCTAATGCCAATGAGTGACCACCAAGACAGCGAGAACTTCTCTTACAACCGTAGTTGGGTGGAGATAGAACAAATGCTAAGTGAGGCTGAAAGAAAACAGAATAAGCATTTAATGGCTATCAATCGAAAGGGCACTGACAAAAGGGAGAGAATGTATCACATGAGAAAATTCAAGGGCTTGGAGGGTGTCATTAGAGGACTTCGCTGGGTGCTTGGGGATTTGAAGATGTCAAGAAAGAAGGTGTTAGGAGATGAGTGAGAAAGCAGAAATATTGGCTAAGTCAGTGGCGGCACACGCAGGTGTAGACCGTGGTATAGAACTGGCACTAGCATTAGGATTATCAGGCGGTCAGTATGCTGCTGCGAAAGCGTTGGCTATCAAAGTATCAGGTGACGGGCGTTGGAACAATCAGCGTAGCCCACATGGACTGATGGTAGACTGTTTGTATCTATCCGCTAAGCGGAACGGTATCAAGACAAGCGCTGTCAGGATAAGAGAACTGACTAGCAAAGTGTTTGGTGTCAGCACACAACCTAGACCTAACAGTTGGCAGAAAGAATTTGCTGATTTAATCGAGGGATGGCTATGACGAAGTTTTCTTTTATCGCTGACATACATGAGCGTATTCGCTTGGGTGACCGAGATGAAAAACTAAAACAAGTCGCACGATTAACAACTGCTGAAGAGGCTATTGATTTCTACTTCTTCACCTTCCCTAATCACATAAGTAATGACCCGATACGAATGCTTGCTGATGAAGCATCATCATACTATGATGTTGTAAGAAACATGTTACCTGATGAGAATGAGTGGATGATGTTAGCATCGGAAAGCGCTAACAATGGCTCAAGAAATTTCAACTGTGATTATGTAGCAGCATTACTCAAAACAAAAAAATCTTTCAGCGAGATTGCTAAACTATTCAATGAAAAAGAAGCACGCTTGCTTTGGAGATGGGCTTTACACTGTAAACCTGTGATTTCAAAAAGAGCGTTCTTCAATATCCTTTCTAAGATACATTCACTACCCGCTAATGTATTACAAGCGAACATGAATATCAAAACAATAGACCAAGTTTTCAACTCCCCTGAGTCCATACTTGGTCTTGGAAGATGGTGGGAGTATGATACCACACCCGCACCTATGCGTTGGAAAGCATACACTACTCTCGCACCTCCTAAAGACAATCACTTAGCAGTAATGATTCCCGAGGGAGAAATTTACTATGCTTACAAAGGAAAAATTCGCAACAGGGCTGGACTGCCCTTGGCTAAGTATGATGGTCATTTCTACAATTTTGATACTTATTTTGAGATGGTGGATAATGCTGATTCTTTACGGCACAACAGTTCAGACTATACAATTATTGACCGAGTATTCTCTAAGAAACCAAAAGAAATATTCAGTAAGCGTATGCAGAACTATGAAGGGTTTGGTCATCTACTTGGTGATACTGACAACAACTGGAGAGACATAATCAATGTATTAACAAGACCCGATGTTAGATGTGTTCGGCTTATAAAGCAGCATCAAGAGTTTGAACCTGATGGTATTGGTGGGTATGTTATGCATGCTGATAGAACCAAAGTATTCCTAATGGCTAATGATTATCGTGATACAATTGTATTGTGCGCTTTGGATGGTGTGAGTGAGTATGTTGCTGTAGGCGAAACTCATGATGAAAATGTAAAAACAACTATGAGCATGTATAAGCAAGACTGCTATGTTGTAGAAGTAGCAGCAGTTCGAGTAAGTGCTAAAGGACAACTTCTTGATTTCACAGTGGTCGGTGTCAGAAAAGACTTGGGTATAGGTGATGTCACTCAGTTTACGGAACTGGTAGAGAGGGGAATGTCATGAGCGTAAGGATGGATGATAAAGCAGAACTGGGTATCGGTATAGGATACATACTAGGTCAATTGAAGTTCAATGTCTACACAAGCATGACATCTACTGCTAGGATAGGTTATCGTGTAAGGCGCACTGTAGAGTGGAGAAACAAAGAGCCTTCTCTACACATACTCTCATGTATCCAACAAGTGTTAGACATTGGAGGGCTTACCTATCAGTCTATATGGATGGATAAAGATTCACAACTACGAATCTATCACCTAATACAAACCCTCGACAAAGAGTATCCCATAGTGAATGCGTTTGCTGATGCTGTTGGTTATCACATGTGGAAGTGGACTTACGATAATCCTGTGCCAACTGCCTATGAGGACTTCATAGCATGGGCTGAATCTTACGACCTAGAGCATGAGAGTGTTTCGATAGAGAATCTTAATTAGTATATAAAGCAGTAAAGGAGATATAATCATGGAGAATAGTGTTGAGCCAATTGTTTTAGAGGAGATTGCAGGTCAAAGCGCATTCGTCTCAGACGCAAAGGGCTGGCGTGATGGTGACAACTGGCCCAGCGCTGTTCTCCTATACGGTAGGCCGGGAACAGGTAAGTCCACTGCTGCTAAGGTTATGCTCCGTGAGAAGATGGGTGAATACTTTGACCCTATGAATTACATTATTATCAATGCCTCAGATGATAGAGGCTTGGATTATATTCGCAACCAATTCAAACAGATGAGTGCAGTCAAGGCTGTAGGCACTGACAGGAGAGGTATAATTGTAGATGAGGCTGATGGTCTTACTCCTGCTGCTCAGGATGCACTGAGAGGTATCATGGAAGAGTATGCTGAAAATGTCATTTACATCTTTACATGTAATGATGTTAGCAAGATTAAACCTGCTATCAAAAGCAGATGTCTCGTGTATGAGTTTAAGCCTATTAACCCTATAGATGGTGGTGCTAGACTACTGAGTATCTTTTGTGATGGTAGAACAGAACCTCATGACTTCAGTAGCGTATACATGAAACTCGTTCACTTCACTGGTGGTGACCTTCGCAGTGCCATATCCATCGCACGAAACCATGATAGTCCTTTGTCATTAGAGAAAGCCTTGGAGGATGGGGGTAACCCATCACAGGCTGCTCTTGCTGCTATTAGCGGCGAGTATGGCGACATGCGAAAACAATTTTATTCCATGCTTGACCGAGGGTTGTCACTGACCTTCATCATGCGAACATTCCATGAGAACCTAACCGAGTTCTTTGAGATGGATGAAGATACTACATGGCTTGTCATGGGTGTGTTGGGAGAGATGATTCCCCACATGTATGAGTGGCCTATCGGTTCACATTCCTTTGTTGATTGCCTAGTGGCACGACTTAGAAAGGAGGTAAAAGTATGACTGAAGAATACGAAGAAACAAATGATGAGCAAGTAGAAGAAGAAATGGATACTGGTAATGTCACATTACCGGCAGGAGTATTGGAGAGACTTAGCCAATACGCTACCCGCACCAAGCAAGAATTGAAGAAAGTAGTCAATGACTATCTTGAACAGATTGCTAAGGAACATGAGTGCGGTAACCCTGCTGATGAAGATGAGGATTTACTCATTGACTGGGCTGAACAGATGTTCATTGAAACAAGAAATGTCAGTAGTGGCGGAAGTGTAATGGCAGGTTCAGTGCCATTCGTTGGCTGCTTCGTTGGTGTAGATGAGAAGAGAAGAGATAGAAGAAGCAACTTAGTTACTCGTGCTAAGCGTGACTTCACTCTTGACCCACTCGCTGCTATAACAAGCGGCCAAGTAGGTCACTACACAAAGACAGATGGTGTATGGTCACTGACCACTAACAACGGCACTACTAAAACTGAAACGCCCGTTGGTGAAACTCCACCTCACTCTTTCGTAGCAGACAATGAGCGCATTTGCTTGTTGGCTAAAAGCGGTAGAGCGAAGGCTATGTCAATGAACGGCAGGAACTACCACTTCTTGGGCGCTCCTGAATCAGACTTTACCAATGATGGTGCTATTCAACTATGGCGCTTAGACATGCAAGGTGAAGATGCTGATGCTCCGATTCTCATAGGCGAGCCTTGTCGTATCATGGCAAGACCTCCGAGTGAAAATGCTGCTGAAGGTTTCAAAGATGTCTTGAGCACAGGTCTAGGAGCATCAAAGACTATCGAATACACAGATGAGTTTGTCAATGAAGGTCAAAGAAAGTTGTTACAACCATTCAAGTTTTGGACTGACCCTGAGTTACATTCACACTATGCGTCACTAGAAGATTTAGCAGAAGTCTTTGAGTCAGGTAGCAGAACATTCACAATCAATGGAGAGCAAGGTCGCAGTGGGCCGATTATCCTTACCAAAGGAACAGTTAATCGTATGTCTACTGAACCTCGTGAGAGTCAATGGGATGAAGATAATAGAAGTTACTCTATAACGCTTACATCTACAGCATTACAAAGTGCATACGGCACTAAGGATTCAGCAGATGTCATGTGTTGGATTGGTAGTGCTTGTAATGACTTGACTGCTCCTTTTGCAGCAAAGACTGATGATGCTATTATTCCTTACGCTGAGCGCTCTACCGTATTAGTTTGTGGTAGAGTAGGTATCAAGCGTAAAGATGGTGTTGACATACCTAGTATCAAGGTCATGGGTGTCTATGCTGATGCAAGGCGTATCCGTAGACGACAGACTGGTGGAGATACAGGAGAAGCACAGTTTAACTGAGGTGATTAAATGGCAGGATTTGGAAAGACTAAAGAAGCAAAAATAGAAGCAGAAGCAACTCAAGAACTTGAGGAGACTCCTGCTATAAAGCGCACAGATAGCGACCCTTTCGCTGCTCTACGCAAGGAACTAGAAATCATGAACAACACACCACAGACACACATCTTCATGGGTATAGCAGGTCACGATAACACTGGAAAGACAGCCATAGTTACCGACGCATTCTCTAAGTGGATTGATAATGATATACGCACAGATGAAGAGAGACGACAACAACTGTGGATTATTGATTTTGAGGGCGGTGGTGCTGCTAACAAGTCAGCCTTCCATCGTGACAATAGAAATATCAAATGTTTCGAGCCTTGGGTTATGATGAAGGGAGACAGCACTGCTTACAATTATCCTGAGACACACAATAGAGTGATGTCTCTACTTCAGTTTGCTGTAGACACAGCACAGAAGCAGCGAGAGTCTGATTACGATGGGCCTAGATTATGGGGCGTGCATGTTACTGGAGTAGACCTTTGGGATAGCGTGTGTGTCAACTGTATGAGAATCACTGATTTGAATATCGCTAAGAACGGTATAGAGGCTGCTGATTGGAACAAGAAGGTAGGTCATCAATGGGATTGGGCTATCCGTAAGACTCGTTTCCATCAACTCACTGGTTTGTGTAGAGCACTTGTAAAACTAGGTGTTCGTGTCTTTTGGGAGACTCACCTACGACTCACTAACTACTCTTGGGGTAAAGCAGAAGATATCGCTCCTAAATGGCGACCTGACTGGGAGAAGGCTAGTAATAACTTCGTCTATCAAATATTGATGTGTGAGAGACAAGACACATTAGATGAAGATACTGGTGATGTTATCAAGTCAGAATACACGATTACCTTTGAGAAGAGTAAGACTAACGCTAAACTACAAGGACAGAAGAGGACTACACTCGTCACGGAAGCAGGTAAAGACCCTCAATGGTTCGGTCTACCTGAACTGTATGACGGAACACTATGATACTCATGGGGGTTTTGGGAGTAAAAAAAATCACAAGTATATCACATCTCATCGGTTTCCTATCCCCGATGTTGTTCCCAAGCGGAGTTTTTTTCTTTTTCGCTTCGTGTGATTTCCCCCACCTAGTATTTAATGCAGCAATAGAGGTATCATTATGACTAAAGTTCAAATTGACAGAAAGCAATTCATAGAGTATCTATCAGCCTTTGGTAAGAATACTGAGGACTTACAGATTAAGTTCTCACTTACTGATGGTGTAGGTTGGATGGAGACTAGCATAGCCTTCATCTCACACTACTTGAGGAAGAAGCGCCAAGTGAAGGGTGTTGTTAAGGAAGCAGGGACACTATCTATCAGTGAACTGGTGAAGGTAAGACAGTTTCTTAAGGCAGCCAAGGGTGATAATGTAAGTATAGTTCAGTTAGGTTCAGCCAAAACATTGAACCTCACCTGTGGGTCATCTAAGATTACCATGCCTACATCGTCAACTATTGTCAGCCACACAAAGGCAGTGCTCTTTCAAAAACTGGTAGATGCTGCCATTGAATCTAAGTGGACTAAGTTTCACGATTGTGAATTAAATACCTCGGGCACTATTACATTAGACGACCTTACTACAGTCTCGAAGATGAGAGGTATCCTCAATAGTAGCCCTGTGTTTAAAGTGACTGCTCATGCTAGTGAGAATGAATTTTTGATATCGGCAGGTAAGCGACATGAAACTAAACTGTTTACTACTCTTGAGTTGCGTGATTCTACCGGCCCTGTGCAGGGTAGTGTAGCATCTACATTCGGGCCATGGTTGATGGATAATATAGCGTTGTTAGGCAGTGGTGAGGCTACTGTATACATGGGTGAGTCTACCATACTAGCGCTAGAGAAAGATGATGATGTCTTGGTTATCGTAGACCAAAGGGCGTGATTACTTGATTATTGACTGGTATTTCCCACCTGATACAGATGACTTCGGACAGCCGAATCTATACATACGAACTCGTGGTAAAGACGGGGTGTTGCATGAGAAGCACATAGAGCCTCATGATAACGAATACATCAAACCACACTGCTGGATACCTACTGATACAGATAACTGGAAGTTAACAAGAATGCTCAATCGGCATCCTAGTGTTATTCTACATCAGGATGTTCGTGCTACTGGTATAGATGGTAAGCAACTGATGAAAGTAGAAGTAGACAGACCTACAGACCTGTGGGATATCAAAGATGAAATGGTTACTTATGAAGCAGACTTGAATTACTTAGACCAACTTCTTCTACAGATGTATCCCGACAAACTACCTGAGTTCAAACCTCGTGTATGGTATTTCGATTTAGAATGGGATACTAAAGATGACTTCACTACAGTTATGGCTGTAGTGGATAGCGACCTCGACACACCTGTTGTATTTGCTTGGGCTGATGAGAGAACCAATTGTCCTTATTTTGGTAAGATGAATGGGCCGCATGATGCTTGGATTGATAATCCAAAGACCATTAGCATGAAGAAAAAAGTTCGTGATGAAGAATACAATTTATTCCTTTATCCGAGCGAGGTTGCTATGCATGAAGGCTTCATCAATTTCCTACATGAGCGTGACCCTGATATTCTCGTAGCCCATGCTATGATGTGGGCTGACTTACCACACCTTATGCGTAGACTGAAAGACCCCGACCAACTCTCACCACTAGACCAAGTTATTAGACCGTTCAAGGCCGACCACTACAAGGATACTCAACAACCAATCAAAGGTAGACTGTGTTGGGATTCAGCAGCGCCATGGAAGTCAGGTAGTGGGTTCGAGACTATATGGCAGAAGTCGGGAAGAGGACAACTACCTAACCGTAGGTTGAATACTATAGCGGAGTCTTTAGATTTGGGTAGTAAACTTACAGAAGAGATTGAAGGTATGACTGTTCACAATGGTTGGTTTGAGCACTGGGATGACTTCGTGGATTACTGTCTCCTTGATACCACACTACTGCGTGACATAGATAAGAAACTAAACGCTCTTGATTTCTTCATAGCAACTCAACAATTGTGTGGTGTATCGTGGGCGAGCACACACAAAGTAACTCGTTACTTTAGAGGACTTATCGGTAGAAGAACCGACAAGAAAGCGAAGAGTGCAGTAAATGTCAGCCGTGAACAACTCACTGCTGCTCACATTCCTGACCCCATACCGGGTCGTCACGAAGGTGTAGCCATTGTGGACTACGCTTCACTGTATCCTAACATTATACTCAGCGATAATCTATCCTATGAAACCAAGCGTGATGCACCCGGAGAGGGCATCAAAACACTTGGCGATGGTTCTCACTGGTGTCAAAAAGAAAAGGGGCTGTTACCTTCTGTAGTAGAGGAGATGCTAGCACTGCGTGCTGAGTATAAGAAACTCATGCGTGAGTCTACTGACCCTGATGAGAAACTAGGATACGACATGATGCAGACTGCTGCTAAGGTTCTAGTCAATGCTCTATACGGTATGACTGGGATGAAAGCCCTACAAGGTATGTGGATTGACAATGATATCGCTGCTGCTATCACACATCGAGGGCGTGAGGCTATCCATCATCTACTACAAGAAAGTGAGGCTCAGGGCTACAAGTCACTCTATGGTCACACAGATTCGGCGTTCATCCAAGTGCCCTTTAATAAAGCAGCATCGTTAGCAGACCACTTGACTAAGACAGCACAAGAGAATCTACAACTCAATACTATGGAAGTTGAACTTGAAGCATACTTTGACTATTGGATTACTGCGCCTGTAAAGAACCGATACTTTGGTATCAAGGTGTGGCCTGAAAAAAGTAAGGGTGAAATGAAGATTGCCGGATATGAAATCAAAGCATCTAGTTCTTCTCGCTTGACTAAGCAGATACAAAGGACAGCCATGCAGATGATAGGTGAGGGTAAAGATGAAACAAGTGTCACTGATGTGCTTAGAAAAGTTAGTTTGGATGTTATAGATGGGAACATACCGATTGAAGATGTAGCCTGTTCCACTAGATTAACAATGGACTTCAACGATTACAAATCATTACCTGCGGTAGCCAAGGCTGCTTTATATTACAATGAGCATGTTGCCAAGTTACCTGATGACAAGTGGGGTAAGGGTGACAGTGTATCGTGGTTGTATGTTAAAGGGTTTTATGATGATGTTCCTGATTACTACACATACAAAGGCGAGCGCAAGAAAGTAGACTTCGTTGCATTCCGCAACAAAGAAGAGTTAGATAACTATGCGATAGACTGGGATAAGGTTTTGAGTGTGATGGTGAAGTCTAAACTGATGCGAATATATGAGAGTCTTGACTGGGATTTAGATGTTGCTTCCGGTAGCATTGTGCCTAAGTCATACATCTAAGGAGGAATAAATTATGAAAGATAAAACAAGACAAACAACATTGAATGAATGGGGCTTACATACTGATGGAACTAGACAGACTAAACTCACTGAGTGGGGTATGACTGTAAAGAAAGTTAGTATAAAAGGTAACAAAGCAGATAAAGGTGAGGAAAAATGACTGAGGAATCGTTTAAATTAAAATGCGCTAAGATTGCGGCTAAGGTTCTAAACTTACTAGGTGAAAAGAACAAACAGTATGGAGATAGTGCATTTGACCCTATACGATTCTTTAGCGACCTCGGGCCTGATGCTGGTTTAAGAGTGCGAATAGATGACAAACTAAGTAGACTGATGCGTGGAAATGATAGCATCGAAACTGATAAAGATGTTATAGAAGATTTGATTGGATACTTCATACTACTCCGTTTAACTATGGAAGATGAACCTCAAGAAGCCCCTGTTGTGAAGATAAAAACAAACAAGTTTGGAGGTAAGAAGAATGAGGTTCAATCCGAATCAAAAGAATGATACTGAGTATCAGTATCCTGAGTTGTTAGAATCTTACGATAAGTCTTGCTACAACTGGTCACCTGACATGGATGACAAGATTCTGCGTGTCACTAAGTCATCAGTAGGCACATTTGATTTCTGTCCTAAACAGTATTACTTTCAAAACATACTGGGCTTGCGTGGTGAAGAAAGAGACTACCATGTTCGTGGTAGTAATGTTCACGATGCTGTTGAATGGTTTTGGAAGCAAGCGCCTGAGATAATACCTCAAGTTGAGAGTTTTATCGCTGATGGTAATACTGAGTTGGCGAAGAAAGAATTACGAAAGGCTATGCCTATCCCGCCTACACCTTACATCTATGGTGAGAGAGCGCAAATGAATCAATACAGTGACTGGCAATTTGAAAGACTCATGCACATGCGTCAGAATGCAAGAGACTGGCTACCCGTTGGTAATGAGGTAGAGATTCACGCTACTAGAGTAGTAGTTGCTAGTGATGGGACTGAAGTTCCTATACACATGAAGGGTTTTATTGACCGTATATTCATTGATGCAGACCATACAGGTATCATTTTGATGGAGTTAAAGACTGGTAAGTGGGTAGAGAAGGGTGGTCGTAAGCGTTCTTCTATGCGTGCTGAAATGCAGTTCTACCGTATGATGTTAGAACATAGCCCACACATAGAATACCTACCTGTAGTTGGTTGGGGTTGGCAGTTCCCCGGTGGTGGTATTAATGGAGGAGACGGGCCAATGTGGGATTATGAAAGTGTAAAAGGCCCGGGTGGTCGTTATGCCCCAAAGACTGTAGAGAATAGACTCAGGCGTGTAGTAGACGCACACTTGAATGATGATTTCCCTGCTGAAGCCCACGAAAGAAAGTGTGAGTATTGCGACTTTATGGAAATGTGCCCTGCTTGGATGGGAGACTTAGCAATTGACCCGGAGGACATGAGGTGATGTTATGGATAGAGAAGGTTTGGAAGTTGCTTGTGAAACTATTAGGTTGGGTCTTTCTGTCAAGTGGCCTAATCTTGAGTTCAATGTTCGGCTAGCGAGAGTTGGTAAACATAAGAGAATCAGCGTTGTTATGGCAAACAAACCTAGCAACGAAGAAACTCTATCGTGCTTCTACATAACTATCCATCCATCAATGTTAACCTCCCCTAACATATCAAACACATTCAATTCTATTGTCAGTGAAATAATGAAGCAGGTCTATATCTTGGAGAGTAGGGATTGATATGTCTTTTATCACACTTGACTTCCCTCGTGAGGTATTAGAGATAGCCTCCAATGGAAAACAAGGGGGGCGTTACTGTGTTAGAAACTGGGAAGAGTTAGAACGATACTGGAAAGGTAAGAACGGTAGTGGTAATGTTTACTTTACAGCATACGGATACCGAGCGACCAAGCCACCTAGAAACCATAGAGTGGATTACGATACACCCATCATCCGTCACTTCGTTATGGACTTTGATTGTAAAGATTTCAAACAGCGTGGTGCTGATGTGGACTTTGCGTTCATGCACGAACAGGTTAAAAGGCTACATCGTTTTTTGTTACACGAAGATGTTAGGCACTATGTTTGGTTTAGTGGTGGTGGCTTTCATTTTTGGATTCCGTTAAAGAACATTCACACTCCTTCGGATGGTTACAGTGTTGCTAGAGTAAAAGAGGGTGGTAGAAAACTAATATCATCATGGCATAAGAAACTGAACCTATCATGTAATGACCCTACTGTAGCGTTTGATACATCGGGTATGATTCGCATTCCTAACTCATACAATAGCAAGAGAGGTTGTTGGAGCATACCATTAGATAGTGACTCGATACTAAACTTGACTCATGATGGGTTAATGGAGAAGGCACAAGAGCCTATCAGTGGATACATAGAACATGGTCAGACAAACATACAAATCACTGTGGCTCAGCGTAAGAGTCCTTTCAAAAAACATGTAGAGAAGGTTGATGGTTTACCCGACATTACACTTGGTGATATCATAGTATTACCATGCTTGGCTCAGTCAGCACTAGGTGAGGGTAACCCTACACACAAAGCAAGATTCCATTTAGCCTCATTTTTAGCGGCTAGGTTTCGTTGGTTCTTCCCTCCCGATGCTATTGCTAATGAGATAAAAGCAGGTCATGTGGAGAGAATCATTCGTATCATAGAAGAGCAAGGGTGGGTGGACTACAACCCTAGAATTACTCGTGAACAAGTAGAAAACATAGTTTACGGTGGGGCTGGTAATAACGGATACTCAGCAGCGTCATGCGCTACACTTGAATACGATGGGTTATGTCTTGGTAAGTGCCGTTATTTTGACGGTAGTATAGGTGATTAAATGAAACATACAATACATGCACGACAATGTGTTATTTGCGGTAAAGGTTTAGGTTGTCGTGTTAAAAAATCAACCACTGTTTGTTTATCATGTTTAAGTGATAGAGATAATTTACCGGAAGAATACTTCTGTAAGGGTATTTCTAAATCAGGTAAAAGATGTAAAGCGATAGTAATAGATGGGTATTGTCACCATCATAAAAGTCAGGGTGAAGAAAATGGTGAAGCCTGATTTAATCATTGACTCTAATGAGCGTGGTGCTCTTTGTGAATCTATAGAACGAAGGGCTAAGAAGGAAGGGCTTAATGTAGTAAGACAACCTTTGGTAGTAGGTGATTATCTATTAGGTGCTGCGTGTGTAGAAGCAAAAAGTGTTACCGATTTATTTCAATCAAGTCATAGTGGTCATTTGTGGAGGCAACTCGACAACATGGATGCTAATTATGAGCGCTTCTTTCTAGTCATCCATGGCTCTATCGCTAAGTATGTTGCATTCGCTAAGAAGCAAGGTAGAAATCTAACACACAGTAGAGTGCAGAATGAATTGACTGGCACTATCGCTAGAATCATGGCTGACTTTGAGTGCCAAGTTTTCTTCACTGCTAACATTAGTGAGGCTGCCATGTTCATCACAAAACTACACAACAAGTTACACAAGCCCGCTAGTAAGCATGGTGCTCATGCTATCAGGAGAGTGTCTACTAACGATGTAAGGGTGGATATGTTACTCACCATACCGGGTGTAGGTGCTGAACTAGCAGAAAGGTTACTTACTAAATGCGGTAGCCTAGAGGAGATGTGTTTTCCTGAGTCGCTTAAACAAGTAAAGGGCTTAGGTGATAAGAAAAGACAACTGATTGTAGAGACTTTAACAAGCGAATCACCTGTTCATATTGAAAGAAATGTTAGGCGTAGACGGGGTTTATAAAGCAGCATCGTAAATCAAATGTTCAGGGTTAGTATATAAAGCAGTAAAAGAGGTAGAGTTATGAGAGAAGTTACAGACTACCTTGCGGTAAAGAAATATCCCTTCTTCGAGGGCTATGTAGATAGATTTAGTAGAACAAGTATAGACAATGAGATACCTGCTATGTTATCTTTCTTCTATATCCAAGGACAAATAGCAGCGCCTTTCATTCGTATTCCATGGGATGCTAGCCATCTTGACCCTCGTGTGCATGTGTTTTGGATTCAACCTTCAAGAACTGGTAAATCTGTAGCGTGGGAATTCATAGGGGATGTGTTGAAAGATTGTGGGTTAGAACAGGATATGTATACCTCGGGTTCGGATGCGGGTCTTATCGGAGGTGTTACCAAGGAAGTTATCGTTGATGAGAACGGTAAGAAGGAAGAAGTAGCCGTTCAAACAAAAGGTATGCTAGCCGGTCAAAAAGCATTGAACTTCGATGAAGGTAGTATCATTCTCAACCCGGGTAAACACTCGCAAGAGACTGTTCTGTATCTACAGTCAGCGTGTAACCCTATCGGTAGTAACTCAAACATACTCGTAAAACACTTGAGTGGTCGCCGTATTGAAACTGAATCTCTCGTGTCGCTGTGGATTACTACCTACCCTCCTGCGGGTGTCAAAGAGTATGTCTTGACAAAGGGTATCTTTCAGCGTGTTCTATTGTATTGGTCTGACTGGGATATGGATAGGCGTATGGGTGTGAGTATGAAGCGTATGGAAAGAGCATTCACTAAGACTCCCAAACAGAAGTTGTCATACGAAGAAATCATTGAATATTTTGAAGGACTACAAAAGCGGTTGCGTGACCGCATACTAGACTTAACCGAAGTTGGATTCGCTGAGTGGGATGGTATGACTCGTGAGGAGCAAGAAGATTTAGTTCAGTCAGTAATGCATGAAGTGTTTACTGCTGATGATTCTTTCTATGCAGCCACCTACGATTTAGTTGAGGATTTGTATTCATTACTAGATGACTTAAACTTCGCCATAGCGAATGTGGTATCATCATTCGTTCCTGCTATGGAGAACTATTCTGTTATTCTTGCTACTCACATAGCCATGATGGATGAGAAGTGGGTGGTCACTGGTGACCACTTAGACATGGCTAAAGAAATCATTTACGACTTATTCAAGAATCTAATACTATGGCTCGAGGGCGAAGTAGAAGTGGGCGCTAAGCAAACCGAGAAGGCTAATCATGCTAAGAATTGGAAGGCTGCTTACAACTTAGTCTCGCCTGTTGAATTAGACAAGAAAGGTGAGGGGTGGCGAAAGAAGGCTTCTGTTATCAAACAGTATTGTCTCAGTGAACAAATTACTAGAGGCACAGCATTTAATCGTTTTACTAAATGGGGCGCACACCTGTTCGATGCGGCAAAAGACGCACAGGTAGTTTATCTTCGTTTGAAAGAGGCTGATGTGTGAAGTTTCAAAAACTAGATGTGAGGTGGCTGTAATATGAGTGGGATAATGGCATTAGACATAGAGACTGGTAACTACTCTTGGGAGATAGGCGGGTGGGATAAACACTCTTTGTTTGAGCCTACTGTCGTAGCCACATGGGATGGTAATGATGGTCATGTATTTGCTAAAGAAGATATAGAAATGGTCAATGCTACCGTTCACCCTCTACACCCACGCACACTTGGTGACCACTTACAGAAGCATTTAGACAGTGGTGGTAAGATACTCGGTCACAACATTCGTAAATTTGACTTACCTGTTTTAAACGCAGCACTAGATTGTTGGACTGCTGGTGAATTGATTGGTAAGAGTGATAGCATCATTGATACCAAGATACTCATTGATAAAGCAGCATTGGCTGTTGGTAAAGTTCACACCACACTAGACACACTCACTCGTAGCACACTCGACCTATCAAAGAGTATGCAAAGCAGTGACGCACCCGCAGCATGGCGGGAAGGTAAGTATCTCGAGGTAGCCGACTACTGCCTCAAAGATTGCCAGTTGACCTACGACCTATACAAGTATGGTGTAGACAACGGCATTGTAAAGAGCCGAAATATGGAGGATGGCTCTATAGTTGAAATTGAGGTAGATTGGAATGACTGAAAGTAATACAACACAAAGACTGAATATAGAAGCAGTAAAGCGAATCGCTGAAACTGTAAGAACGACCCTTGGGCCATTAGGTATGGATAAGATGATGGTAGACGGTGGTGGTAATGTTATCGTTACCAATGACGGCGCTACTATCTTGCGAGAGGTAGATACAGCACACCCTGCTGCTAAAATGGTAGTAGAAGTATCTAAGATGCAAGAATCTAACGCTTACGATGGAACTACAAGCACAGTAGTGCTTGCTAGTCAATTATTAGCCAACAGCGAGAATTTATTTGCTAAGGGCTTACATCCTAATGTTGTCAACAAAGGATATTCTGTAGCAAGAAATATGGCTATTGAGTGCCTAGAAGGTATGGATGATGCAGGTGGGGATTTACTAGCGATAGCAAAGACAGCCATTACTGGTAAATCGTTAGAAGCATGTGAGGATAAGGTTGCTGAATTGTGTGTAGAAACCATAGAAGCCGTTGGTGATGCTCGTGAGGTCAAAACACTCGCTGCACCGGGTGGGGCTTTATCTGATTCATACCTGTTCCGTGGTGTAGTTCTTAACAAGGACTTCATTGGTGGAGGGGATGAGTTCAACAACTGGGCTAGTGATGACGGTGTAGAAGTTCTACTACTCAACGGTGGCTTGACAGAAGGTAAAGAGGCGAATAATGTATCAGTGCAAGTGACTGATGCTAACTCATACAGTCAAGTTCAATCAATGAGTAGAGACAAGTTGTTAGCGTCAGCGAAGGCTGTAGTCAGTAGTGGTGCTAATGTTGTAGTGTGTCGTGACGGTGTTCACGATACAGCCATAGCCTATCTACGCAAGCAAGGTATATCTCTAGTGCAAAGAGTTCCTGAAAGCACAATGAGAAGGCTCTCCAATGAAGTAGGTGCGCCGATACACATGTTCCCTGATGCTACCTCTACTACAGGTAAAGTGTTCATCAAGAGAGAAACTTACAACGATGTATCCTATCTATTCATGCATTCACAAGAAAAAGAGGCTACGCTGATACTGTTTGGTGCTACTCAATCCACACTCGATGAGATACAGCGTGGATTCGATGATGCTCTTGGTGTTGTGTCGCTTATCAAGAATGGTGACTCTATGCGTTTTGGTGGAGGTTCTACTTACCTAGCCATAGCCATGCATCTGCGTGCTAATGCTACTGCTATAGGTGGGCGTGCTCAAATGGCAATAGAAGCATTCGCTGATGCTCTTGAGGTAATACCTGCTACTATTGCAGAAAACGCAGGGTATGACCCACTAGATACAATACTCGCTATGCGTCACGAAGTGCCTGAGTTCTATGGGCCTGATGTGCATGAAGGAGGTATTGTTCTCATGAATGGAGTATATGAACCAACATCGCTTATTCGCAGTGCTATCAGTGGGGCTACTGAAGTTACTAGCGCCATCCTACGCATTGATGATGTCATCGGGCGTAGAGGTGCTGAGTGATGGGTAGACTGTTAGACAAACTCAAAGTAAAGTGTAGGGCTTGCTTACACGAACATATACCAAGAAGGCTGCAAGCACGCTATCTCGATGGTAAGCGTGAGCGAATAAGCCTGTGGCAGTGCAAAGAGTGTGGTCACCTTTGGCAAGATAGTGCATTTACTCGTCGAGCAAAATAAATGACACATCATCTTCTTTTAGTAAGAACCATGTTACTAAAAAGCCAAAAATGGCGCTAAGGAGAAATAAGAGAATCAAAAACATTTTATCAATTAGATGGAGGTAAACTGCCCCAAAAGCCAATCTCGTCGCAGTATTGAGAATACTTGTTAGTCATGGCATTTTTATAGCCTTCACAGGATAAAATATTATCACCACACCATGTATCAAACCACATTACATCCCAATGAGAATTAGCAAGTGGAGTCCAAGTTTCTATATCTGCTTTGATTAAAGTAAATCTATCGTCTTTAGCACAGTAAGGCCAAACTAAATCTATTACATCTTGTGAGTTTTCAACAATTGTCACTGAAGTAATGTTAGGAGCGTTAATCAAAAATTCATTTACCATCCCTATCCCTAAACCGGCAATAAATACATTTCCTGTTGCATTATCCCATAACCACTGATGCTCTCTATATTCTCCTTCGGAGTCTTGCATAATTGGCATAGGGCAACTATCTTTAATTAAAACACAATAGTTAGAATGACTTTCATCTTTCATTTCTAAGTATATTTGCCATTGATTATCAGTTGTTTGGTCTGTATAATGTGCTACTTCAAAATTACCCGAAACTCCCGCAGGAATATTAACTTGTATTCTTGTCATTCTATCACCTCAAATAAATTTAATTATGAAATCGTGTATTTTAGTATAAGTAACTCCGCCTACATCAGCATCAACGGTAATCTGAAGTGTCATTGTGTCATTAACAGCAGGGAATGTAGGCGTTCCTCTACCTCCTCCCCACCTTAAACCGAATAAATAAAAATTACTACCAATACTTTTAGACGGACTGCCATAAATTCCTTGAGGAATAAAACCTGTGCTGGAACTAAAACTAGGGCCGGCCGCTAATACATTGTTTTGATTATGTTCATTCATATCCAAAACTTCGTTAGGTGGCCCAATAAAAGTGCCATTGCTCAAAGAAGTTGTCATGCTAGATGCAATTTGCCAGTGAATATTACTTACTGCCCCCATATTTCCTTGTCTAACATATCCACCAACAAATAAAAGGGCTTGAAACATAGGTGCAGTAGAGTAAGATGCTGAAACTTCACTTGTTCTAACATGAGCAGTTTGTGTTGTTCTAGTAGGGCTTGATGCTGTTCCATAAGTAGATTGACCTGCGCTTGTTCCCGAAGTTCCGTCTGCAAAATCTATATACTCACCCTGATTTGAACCAAATAATACACTTGGATTATGCAATCCACCTGTCATAGCGTTATTAGCACCACTAGAAGCATCAACCCCTATAGTAAAAGGGATTTGACCCGGAGGAGGGCCGCCACCGCCGGAGTTAGCCTTATCTTCAGCACAAGCACCCGCTACAGCGTTATACAATACAATCACACACCTAGTGCTAACCAGTTGTTACTAGCGTCTATACATATACAAGTAACACCATTATACCCTGTTACTGTTATACTACCGTTAGCAGCACCACCGTTGATAGTAGCACCACCAGTGGCTGTTACAGTAACAGAATTTGACGACCCTGCTAGAATAGTAACATGAGAACCAGCAACTATCGCTACACCATTAGGTAAATTGAAAGTTTGACCCGAACCTGTCATTATAACATATTGACCTAAATGATTAGCAACACCAGTTACATTTCCTGAAGATACTATTGTGTTTTGTAAACCAAATGCATGTAGTTTTATTAATTCTGAAACACCACTAGCAATTTGCCCTGCTAAACCTAAATCAAAAGTTCCGCTACCAGCAGCCACAGCCACACCATTACTTGTTAGAATTGTATCACCAAGAGCGCCTAAGTCTGCATTGAATGTAAGTATCTTACTACCAGCAGAAACATGAGAGTTAGTTATTCCTATAGACACAAAATTTGAAGCAGCATTACCATTATGAAAAGCGAGTTGAGTAGCGTTCAGAAGTCGCATATTTGTTCCCTGTAATAAACCAGCATCGTGTATTTCAACTGCATCAGTTCCGGCGGTAGTCATGATTATTTTATCATCATCTGATGTAGTTTCCACATTTATCTTAGTGTCATTATCAGCGTCTACTATCGTGCTGCTACTTCCACCACCACCGCCACCTAACGCTGCTATAGAGGAAGCAGTTACAGTCTTGACTGCATTACTACCATCTGTGTCTTGTATCAACACTTTATCGTTAGCAGCCACTGTTGCTGCTGTGTAAGTGTGACCAGCGATAGCAGCGTTAACATTAGTTGCATCTGTAACATCAGCATTAGTCTCTATATTAGTCAGTTTAGTGCGCTCACTTGAAGTTATTATAGCACCTGACCCAGCGTTTGTGACATCACTTAAGTCAGCAACACTCGATGCTGAGTTAAGAACTGTGTTAGCCCCATGCTTAAGTGCATTTGAAGCACCACTGTCTAACCATAGAGTGTTAGCAGCAGTTCCACCGGGGTTACTACCAACCGGAGTAAACTCGAGTCCAGTAGGGTCTATCAACCCTGTAACTGTAAGTTTACCGTTGACAGTAAAGGTAGACGAGGCTGTAGTCCAAAATAACTTAGCGTCACTTGTATATCCACCACTGCCGTCTGACAGTTGAACTAGACCAGTAGCACCACTTGACGATTGAGATGTAATTCCACTGTGAATGACTTTTACAAAAGCAGTGCCGTTATACACAAACATCACAGCATCACTAGCAGTCAATGTAGTGTTTATCCCGCTTGGGTCGAATGTTACAGCACCTCCACTCAGCACTGTTACTATGATAGCGTGACCCGGAGGGAATGTTCCAGTAGGTGTGAGATTTTTAGTCCCAGCACCTGTGAAAGTAAACACTTGTGCATCGTCAAACTCAAAGTTACGACTCGCTGTTAAGGCTTTGATGCGACTAGGGCCAAGTAGATGTGTGTGTCGGTTTGCACCATTCGAGTCAGCGCTACTAAAGTAAAGATTTGGTGCGTTATCATCTTCGTTATACGACATCCATAATACACCGTTGTTACCAAAATTACCGTGTTCACCTGCACCGTGTATCTGTGCTAAAGCAGTGTGTGAATTTAGATGGTCTGAATCACCCGGAGAACCTGTAGTGACAGGAGATAGATAGAAAGGCGAAGGTCGGATAAACACACGCTTGTCGTTTACTTCCGTTATAGTGAGTGCGCCAGTGTTACCAGCGCCCGGTGAATTATTGTGAACTGCCCTCACAGTAGCAATCACCATGCTTTGTTTATTTTGAGCAGTGCTAGCCACACTCATTTTCAAGTAAGCATCTGCGTTACTACCCGATAGCGATGGATAATTACCAGCACCTATACTGCTTGGTGCGCCTTGAACAAACTTAACACTACCGTTATCCAAACCACCAACGGCGACTATGGCAAACAGACACTCTTGACCACTGACTAGGTTAGTCATAGAAGTGCCCGTTAACATATCAGCACCAACAGCCAGTGTTACATTGAATGTAGCACCACCTGCGCCGTCATCCATGTTGTATAAGACACCATCAAGAACACATTGGAATGACTTGATAGTGAGTATGTGGTCACTAGAGTTAGTTACAGCACCGGGTAAGTTGGCGACATTGTTTCTATCTGTGCTACCAAAAGCAGTATCGTGTGGGTTTAGTATACCGTTACCATGTAACCCTTCGTATATGTTGGTCAGGGATGGAGATAGTATGTGGTCACCGTCTCTTAGTCCGTCATTAGTTCCTGCTGTATGTCCTGATAATGGGTTTTGTGCCATCTTATCTCACCTCTATTAATATTTGAATTCTAACTTCGTTAGCCGTTGTTTTCTTAAATGATGCTATCGTATGTCTAGCGATAGGTATACTACTAAGAGCACCTCTAAACTGCACGAATACTTCTTGTAAATTTTCATCGAAACTATCAGTCGCAGGTAAGAAACCTTCTACCAACAATGACGAATCGCTGATTATACGAACAGTAGGATTGATGACTTTAGCAGGTCTACCTGCTGACCCGTCGCTTTTAGTCGCTGGGCTACCATCAAAGCCAATTACCATTTCATTGATATTATTAGCAATAGTATTTATCAAAAGCCGCCTTACATGATTCGATATAGGCATCTATTCACCCCTCTCTATTATTCTAGTAGACTTACTACCACCTATTGTTTCAGCGTTAGTGACTCCGACCACGCCTCTACCCATGCCTCTACCTATAATGAAGCCATCCCCCGGTAAGCCATGAATTACCTTTTCTGTGGTGATAATGGATACTATTTCTATATCGCCAAAGAACGCTAAATTCTTTTCGATAACTTGTTGTATGGTATCCTGTTGTTCACCTGTATTTTTACTACCATCGAGTATACCTTGTAACACTCCTTCTACACCAGTCTCTACACTTAAGAATACTAAATCAGCAGTATTGTTTGCTAAATTGTGTCTAACCTCTACCAGTATTTTTCTTCTACCTTCATACTCTATTATCATACCCGGTCTTAAATCCCAAGAGTTAGGATGTCCGTTGCTAGTTAAATTACCTTTCATTACTGAGTTGGCTTTCAATATGTTCCGACCTACTTCTCTTGCTTGTTCGTTACTACGAACAGTGAAATCACCTACAACTTGTGGCTCTTCTAATATCTCACCATTAGAACCTGACTGTTTTTCGGAATCATTAACTTCAGCAAAAGCAGTATCATTCACTGCTGTAGGTAAACCTTCTACTATAACACGATTGGAAATGTTTTCTATTGGATTGTTTATTTTGTCACCAATTCTAGCAGCAGCGTTGACCACTCTACTACCTTCTTCAAATTGGAATGGAACATACAATAAGTTACCAAACCTATCGAAATGCACTACCCTACCATCGTGTCTACTAATAAAGCGTAGAGCATCTATCAATGTTATACCATGGAAATCAGTGCCTAAGAAAACATTACTATGTCTCCGCCTGTCAATTTTAGAATTAGCAGCACTTAACGGTAAGGATATACTCACTGATGTCAAAGTGTCTGCTATATCTCTACTAATACGAATCGCTAGGTCTGTAGTTCTTAAACCAGCATCAATTGGTTGTGCTATGTGTGCTTGAGTGGACTCAAAACCTAAATCAAAAAACGACTTAGACTTTGTATTCTTAACAGCAAAAGTTGTGCCTGTGCCGCTATTCATTACATTAGACGGTCTTAATCTTTGGTGAGTAAGCCCTTTTGCGTAGAACAAAACAGGTTTGTTGTCAGCGTTATCGTCTGTTATAGTAGAGTCCATGTAGAAAATTGAGCCTTGGTATTTACTACCATGAGTTTGAGGGTGTTTGATAATCATAGAATTTTCTAATTCAGTTATATCATAAGCACGCCCAGTAGCCACTCCGTATGTAGCAGTTTTCTTTTGCTTCACGGTGACCTTATTTTGTAAATTACTATCACTTGTGTATTCACCTAGATGTAATGCATTATCTACAAAAACAGGTTTACGAACAGACTTCATAATCGTTAAGTTGTTTACTGCACCTAATCTATGGGAACTTATTAACGGCATCAACTATTCCCTCCATGTGTTCTTTTACTATAATCAACATCACCTTTGTGTCCTTTACCGTGTAATGCTTGACTAAATCTAGGCTTTACAGTATAGTCTTTATCCACACCGTCTCTTCTTGGTGCATCACTTCTAAAGTGCTGTAGGGTGTTTTCACTAATAACCAATCTAGTTACATTTGATTTTAAACTTGTCTTATCATAGCCAGTAACTTCAGTTCCTAATAACTTCGGGCCTTTTGAAGTAGGCACAGTATCACTAGAATCTTCTATTAAGTATACAGGTTGGTAAGGAGCATTTGCATCAGGGTCAGTAGCACGCATGTAGAATCCACTACTCGCTCTACCAGTTGTTGTTTCGTAAGTAAACATACCGTATTTACCACCAGCAGTAGCCGTGTAAGC